TGCTTCTGCTTGATCTGCGTAAGCCTGAGTTGCAAGAACATCTGCACCCCACTTAACAGAAGAACCTGCTGCTGGAGTAAGAACGATATGAGAATCAGAATTGATTGTCATTGCTCCTGCGCCAGTGAAGTTAAGTGTATCTCCAATAGTCTTGTTTGTTAATGTTTGTGTATCTGTTGTACCAACAATTGCTCCAGTTACACCGTGTGTTGATGTATCTGCTTCGTGAGTTGCAAGATTAGTTGCTGTTGCTGATGTTACTCCAGAAATTGTTCCTGCTAGTGCATCTTGTGCTCTTCGTTCTGTGAAGTAAAGGTTTACTCCTTCTGTAAGATTTGTTGTTGAATGGTTTGAGATATCTGATACTTGACCAGTTACATCTCCAACTAGATCTGCTGTAACCTGAGTTGCAGCAAAGTTACCATTAGCATCACGCTTTACGACCTTGTTTGCTTCGTTAGCAGATGTTGCTGTACCACCGATAAGACCAACTACGTAGTCTTGATCTGCTTGCTTCTTTGTAAGAACGTCAAAACCGTTAACTGTCGCTGTTGTACCTTCAACAATTAAGCCACTCTTAATTTTAAAATCTTTATTTACTGTTGCCATTTTTTATATCTCCTTTTATTATGCCTTAAGTCCCATACGTGCGAAACGTACAGTGACTGGCTTGATCGCAGGATCTGGAGTGACTGTTAAAGCCACGGTATTTCCAGTGCGAGAGACATTAATGGTGCCAATATTCCCATCATTGTCGATAGTGCCGTACTCGCTGACTGATACATTTGTACCGTCAACAAGAATAGTTAATTCAGTTGCATAGAACTTGTTGTCCCCTGCAGAGGTCTTTGAAATTGAAATAAGGTATTTAACCATACGAAACTCAGTAGCCTGAAAGTCATCAATAACAGTTACGTTTTCAATACCGTTGATTTCATTTTCATTGTTACCCTTTGATCCTAGATCTGTTGCTTGGGATGAAAGAGTGTCTATCAAATCTACGTAATCTTCTTGTGAAGGACGATCACCAGTTTGGAATTTTAACTTAACATTTGGAATTGTGAGTTTGGCCATGCTGTAATTATATCATCCTTTTTAATAAGATAATTAAAGAATATAGTTGGAAAACCCAATAACCTGAATGCCAATGCCTGGTGGATTATTCTCACGGTATCCTTCAATTCCAATATTAGTTATTGTTAACCTAAATGGAAGTATAGATGTTGGACGAACTACTTTTGGATAATTTGCTAATTCTATACCGCTGGGAACTGGCTTAAGGTCTGTTACCTGAACCAATGGGGATATTGCTGTTGCTGATACAAGTACTGCTAAAGCAACGCCTTGAGAAATTCTAGTTGTTGCCATTATGATTAAGCCTGATCTGTGATCTCGCCAAGCATGATCATTTCGCCTTGACATACTGTCCAAACACGAACAGCGTCTTTTAGTTGAATATCAAAAACATCTCCAGTTAAAAGTTGTTTTGATTGAGTTGCAGATAGAGTTACTGTAAATTCTCCAGGGTCATCAAACTCTGTCTTATCTGGAAAAACTGTAAATAGTAGGTCATCTCCGTCATCATCTGAATATCTTCTAAAGTCTCCTGTTATAACCCAACCAGCATCATTTGGGTCAAAGGTTGCTGTATTATAATCTAATGGATTTCCCATATCATCTTCTACGTAAATTCTAAAAGATGCAGTGTCTCCAATTACAACAGTCCAGTTAATGAGTGGTGGCTTGTTACCAATGTTATATATTGCTGGTGCAACTACTCCAGTAATAGGGGTTTCGTTTGGGTTTCTATAGTTAGCCATAGGTTTATTATATCACGACAAACCGTCCTTGAGTGCTCCCCAAGTACCGTTTCCTTTTGTTTGAACAATGATCATTCCACCATTTGCTTTTGTCCCTCTAATTGCAACTACTCCTACATATCTTGCTGGGCCAGTTGCTGGGCGACCTGAAACAAGAACTCCAAGACTATTTACATAAACCTTTGTGCCAATATCTCCTATATCAGTTGTGTTCATTTGAATAATTCCAGATACCACAACAACCCCATTTGTAGAAGGGAGCATATCCGATTGCATTAGTCCAAGAATTGGAACATCTGGATTGTGAGTAGGGCTTGACGGATTATATAGTTCTACAGTTGGTATTGCTTTTCCTTCATTAATAGTTCCCCCAGAAATAAATACTGGTTTTCCTGCTAGAATAGAAATAGATGAACTTGCATTTCTTACTGGAGATGAAACACTTGTCATTCCTAAAGGTGGTAATATATTGTTTAAAGCATCAACTAATACTTTAAAGTCTCCGTGTACATTCACGGGATCAGAAGCAATAGGATACTTCATAGTAGGATAATTAGATGATGATACAGGCATAATGTTATTATACACCCAGATTTGACTTTTGGCTGAAAATTATGTTATACTTAGTAGTAACACCTACCAAGGTGTTATTGTTTTCTAAGGAGGAAACTATGATTAAATTTATCGAAAGAAACAAAGAGATCATTAGCACACTCAGTATCGTAGCACTAATAGCGGTTACTTCTAACGCTAGTGCTTCTTCAGATCTTGATACTAAAAACAATCTTAGCCTTGAACAGGCTCAGACAGTGGAACCAGCCTCGAAAGAGGTTTTTTTGGTTTCTAAAGCAAAAAAACTAGAGAGTTTTGAGAACAAGGTTTCTCTGACTGATTTAGAACTAAAGGAACTGCTTTCGCTAGTAGGCTTCAAGGGTAAAGACCTTGTTGTGGCTTGGGCAGTTGCTAAGAAAGAGTCTAATGGGCGACCATTGGCTTTTAATGGCAATCACAAGACTGGTGACTCGTCTTATGGTATGTTTCAAATCAATATGATTGACGACCTTGGTCCTGACCGTAGAACTAAGTTTGATCTTGAATCAAATGCTGAACTATTCAATCCCGTCAAGAATGCAGAAATTGTCTACTACATGACAAGTGGTGGAGAAGACTGGTCTTCTTGGAAAGGTATTACGCCAAAGACCAAGATGTGGATGAGCAAATTTCCTAAGTAGTCTATAAAAATAAATTACCCCCTAGAGAAATCTGGGGGGTTTTTATTTGTCTCTTCTTGGCGGTAAACCAAGTGGTCTAGGCTCTACAATTATATGTGAGCCATAGTCTGAAATAAACTCTGTATATTTTGTGCTTATTCCAGACTCTTTAAGAAAATTATAACTTTTTTCTTTTGAAACATCTAGGCTGCCAGACATTAGACTAGAAAGCCTATTTGTTGATTCCTCTACATGCTTCCAATAGAATTCTTTTCTTCCATCTGCCCATGGTCTTAATGTTTCTCTTGTTACGGAGCCATTTGCTTGACGATGAGACTGGTTATGAAACACATCTCTTGTTCCAATAGAGTATATTTTCCAATCTTTTGCGTATGTTCTTAAAGAAAGAGCAAACTCTTCTGTATTGAAAGATTCTTTGCCACTTATTCCAACCTCATCAACCCATTGCTTTGGTGCAAAAAGATAACAGCATGTTGCCCAGTATGAACGCACGACTTCATCTATTTCTAGAACACGATATCCTGGAAATTTAAACCCTGGAACTAGTTCAGTAAAGTAAGACCCATACGCAGATACCTTACATAGTCCATCAAAATTAACTGATCCGTCTGACCTTATTTCGTAATCTGCTGGAGCATAAGCAATAATAAATTTTTCATTATTAGTATTTAATTTTTCATATCTTTCAATAGCAAGAATATCCCACCCCAAAGATGCCTGTGTATGAGAGTCAAACTGTATAAAATAATCATAATCTACATCAACTTGTATTGCTAAGTTTCTAGCCCAACATACTCCACCCCTATATTCTGATAAATCAAAATGCCTATAAAGAAGTTGTTCTTTTGGTATAAAGGATAAATTATATTCTTGATTATCTTCTGAAACTATAGAAAAATACAAACTTTCTTTATTTTTTGCCTGATCCCATAGTGAAAATATCGTAGAGTAAAACTCTGTATCGCAATAATTTACAATACTAACCAATATTTTTTTCATTTTGTTTTTCTAATATGAGTATAGAGATATTGTGGTCCTTCTTTAAACCACCAGTGATCTGGTTCTGCAAAGTGAAAAAATATCATAGCAACATAATTAGTTTCTGGATTGGGAAACTCTTCACGCCAGTGCATTTGATCATTTCCATAATAGGCTAAGGCTTGGTTAGGATAAAGGCAATAGTTTTTGTCTTCTACCCATAAATCCCACGGCTCATTTTGATAAACACACATATCAAGAGTATAGGTGCATGCGTTATCGTCTTTATGTTTGTACAAACTTGGTGAAGGATTCTGTCCTTCATAGTGTGCAAATAATGTATATGTTGGAAGTAGGGTTTTGCTATCAAACGCTTCTCTTGCAGTTTCTATTAACTTGTTTGCTAATTCTCCTAAGATTGGAAGTTCGCCATCTCCAATTGAATACCTGCTAAATCCAGGATCAAAACCAAAATTCTTAGGTTTGTCTAAATATGTTAGGAGCCTTGCGTAATCTTCAGGGCTTAGTAAATCATTTACGACTAATGGGTCCTTCATCGCATCCAACTAACTACGGCATACCTTTCGCCCTCAATGACTGGCAATACTGAGTGGTTATAAACATATGTTGATGGAAATACTATCATCTGGTTTGCTTTTGGTTTAAAAGTAATATTAAATCTAGGGAATAGTATTTCACCACCCAAATAATTATCATTTATGTAGTAAGTTGTAGAAATTCTTCTGTGATATTCTTGATGATCATCAATGTGGTTTGTAAATTTTTGACCAACTCCATACTTTAATACTGCATAGGAATCATGCCAAGGCGCTGCTGCACCAAAATAATTTTTGTAATCTTTTTCAACTGGATCAAAATTTTCAAAGAATAAATTACTTAGTGTTGAGTTAAAGGAAGACTGAAAACTAGAAAAGTCTTCAGAAATTGCTCCGTAGTATGGAACTCCAAAAGTACTTGTATCTCTTGAGTTAGTATTTACTCCAGGATCTTTATCAGCCTTTACTTCTGCTGGAACCCATAGCAGTTTTGCAGAAATAAGTCCTTCTTCAATATCCTCACACAGGGTTTCGCTATTAGGTATTACATTGCTATAAACCATTATTCCTGGTGCTATTTCTTCTTTTATCATTTTACCATTTTCCTAAAGGACAAGTTGCTAGTTCTAGTTTTGTTTTTACTGCCATAAAGCAGCCACACTTTTTACACTGCTTAGTCAATTTAATAAGTTCTGGACAACCCTTACAAATGCTATATCTTTCTGCTGCTTTTTCTTCAGATGCCCACTCAGAATTTGGATTTATTAAGTCCCAAGGCTTGACTGTTTTTTCTTGTTTTGCCTTATATTCTTCCCATTTGCTCATTCAAATTCCCCTGGCAATTTAAAAGTATCATCTATATATTTCCAGCCAGTTTTTACAAGTGCAGCGTATTCGTGTCCATCATCAATATTAAAAACTTTTGCATCTGAAGTTAAAAGAGAATAAATCATTTCATCACATATAACAGTTTCTATGATTACACTATCTTTAATAATATCTACCATATATACATTTTTTATTTCATCAATACTATTTTCAATAAAACTATCTGCAGAACAAAGTATAGACCCAAAAGACGCATCTACAACATCTGTATGAACAACCTCATTGTCAATTACATAAGCAAGTGCCATTCCAGCAATATTTTTAGATACCCTATTTTCTTTATCTTTGGCAGTTTTCCACAAAACTAATTCATAATTAATCATATTTTTCTCCTTTAGATACTTAATAACATTCTATCATAAAAAAATTTTTTTGTCAAGGTTAACATGCTGGCCAACTACTTCCGTTTGCATCACACGCTCCTACAGAGAAGCAACTACAGCACTGGTTGGCGTAATCTGATGGAGTACAGGTATAGCGTGAAGGTGCTGTTGGTGCAACTGGTGCAACGGGTGCGACTGGTGCGGGTACTGGTGGATGGTCTCCATCACATCTATTCGCACATCCTGAAGGTGTATAACATAAAGTTCCATTTCCATATTGTCCACAAGAGCCTCCAGAATATTGTGGATCACAATAATTACAATTTGGTGCTGTTGGTGCAACTGGTGCAACTGGTGTTGGGGCCACTGGTGTTGGGGCCACTGGTGTTGGGGCCACTGGTGTTGGGGCACTTGGATCTGTACAAGAATCGCCTGTTGCACCATTGTTTACACAAGTTCCAACATTTCCTCCATTACAAGAAGGCATATTTGGGTTTGGAGCATCTGCTGAAGTACATTGATGCCATCCGCTTAGTGGTGTTGCCCATGCTGTAGGAGTAGGTGCTACAGGAGTAGGAGCAACTGGTGTAGGCGCTACTGGTGCGGGAGCAGAGCAACAAGACCATCCTGCAGGAACGCTATAGTAATCAGAACCACCAAGTCTTGTAAGTCCTAGTTCAGCACATGTATAGAGTGCAGGATTAGTTGATTGTCCTGGACAAGTTGCTGAACCTCCAACTGGAGTTGGTGCTACAGGTGTAGGTGCAACAGGAGTTAATGGAACACATCCATTAGTTTGATCTTTATTTTCGCAACCGCCTGGAGTTATGCAAATTCTATAATATTGAGATCCTGAAGGGCAGATGCTAGTTGAAACCGATCTAGTACCATACGATCCGTCAGCATACGGTGAGAAACCATTGCACTGTTCGCAATCTGGTCCTACTGGTGTTGGTGCAACAGGTGTAGGAGCAACAGGTGTTGGAGTCTGTGCATTACAGGCTGCTTGAGCATTAGCAACAGCAGTGTTATAGTTTGTGCTAACTCCACTTTCAGTGCATCCTGTTGTGGTTCGATAATCATTTCTGGCAACGTTATTTGAAGGTCCATCAATAACTAGTGGGTCACCATTACAGCATCCATAAGCGTAGTAGGTTGTGGCTGTAGGTGTAGGTGCAACAGGTGTAGGTGATGCTGGGCCACAACATTGTTGATTAGATGCTATGTTATAAACTGAAGATCCACCTAGGTTAGTTAATCCCAACTCTGCACATGTATATGAGTTTGCATTTGTAATTGTGTTTGGTGATGAACAAGAAGGTAGCGATACAGGAGTAGGTGCTACAGGAGTAGGAGCAACAGGGGTAGGAGCAACAGGGGTTGGTGCTGGTGCACAATTTGTTGGTGCAACTCTTGCAGAACTTGTTGAACAGTCAATGCTTGTTGCACCTATGTTGGTAAGAAGAGTGCTATAGACTGAACATGCTTCGTTAATGTTTGTAGTAAGAACGTTATCTGCATTTATAGGGAAACTTTCAACAACTGGTGATCCTTGAATACAATATGATAGATAAACTGTTCCAGGATTTACTATTGGAACTGTTGGACAGCCACCAGCATATCCAAGTTGTGCAACTATCTGTTCGCTAGTTAATCCTTGAGTACTTGTTGTTCCAGTATTAACAGTTGTTCCTGCTGTCTGTGTTCCATATGCTCCACCTCTCATAGAAGGGAATAGAGGATCACAATAAGTATAAATATTATATGTTGTTGGAGCAACTGGTGTTGGAGCAGTTGGTGTAGGTGATGCTACATAATGTGATGTAAATGTTAGTGATCCAGTTGCGCTTGTGTATCCAGCCCTAGATGCTGTTATGTAAACTGTCTGAGATGAGTTTGGTGATATGTTTTGAATATACCATTCTTCAGGATATTCTGGATTTTGAGTCCATCCTGCAGAAGATGTTGTATAGGTATTTAGATAGTCATAATTTCCTACACCAATATTTGCATAAACTGTGTTTGGATATTGATTGTATCCAGAACTAGTTACAGAAAGTGATGGAGTTGGAAGTTGAGGTGGTGTTGGAATTGGTGGTGTTGGACTTGGTGGCGTTGGACTTGGTGGCGTTGGACTTGGTGGCGTTGGAGAAGGTGGCGTTGGGGCTGGTGGGGTTGGTGTTGGTGCAACTGGTGTTGGTGCTACTGGTGTTGGTGCAACTGGTGTAGGCGCTGTAGGCGTAACTGGAGTTACTACGTTAAGTAAGTTTCCAAAAAAAAACCATGTATTGTCGGCTATTTTAACTAACGTTCCTTTTGAATATTGTCCATCCAAAGATTTTATATTAGACTTGCTATTAATTGAAACAGCACTACTGCCTTCAGATACTGTTACTGATCCAGTTCCTGTTTGGATTATGTCAATAGAATATCCTACTGGAATTTCTACTGAAGCGTTTGCTGGAAGAGTTACAGTTATTGGATTAGAAGAATATAAAATAGCAGTTTTGCCAACATCACTTGCAGATAAAATAAAACTTTCTGTTTTTGTTATAACTGTTCCAGCATTTGCAAGTCTTGGCTCAACATCAAATCTTTCGTCAACAGAATTCCAATCAATAGCAGTTCCAGCAAGGTTTGAAAATTCTCCTACTACACCACCAACTGCACTTGAAACTGCTGTGTTTACATACGTTTTTGTTGCTAAATCTGCGGTATTTGCTATTCCGTGAATATTTGTTGTTGCTGAAGAATGTGCTGTAATAGCAGCATTTCTATTTGTTACTTCTGATGCATCAGCATCTACAAGGTTTTGAAGATGTTTTGCAATTGATGGATTTGGAAGAAGTGTAGGATTTGTGTTTGCACCATCATAGGCATATGTTCCATAATGATAAAGTCTTAGGGCTGCCTGAATGTCGGCTGCATCTGAAAGACCAGGTACTTTTGCAGGGAATAGACCAGTACCATTAACGGTATTATCAATATTCTCTGCTGCCACTATAAATCACCCTTTTTCATTATACCACCGTAATAAATAAGTGGACAGTTTTAGGTCCCGTCATGGGGGCCCAAGTCGTTCCATCATATTCTACACCCTTTATTTCAAGTGGTAGTGCTAAAAACCCAGGACTTGTTATTAGGTCTTTTACTATAAGAGTTGTTGCTAAAGGACCAGTAGTATCTGGAGCAGAGATAGAGTAGTTAATTTTAAAGTTGGCTGAGGTTACTTCGTTTTCAGATAAGTCATATATCTCTGTTACATTGATTGGAGGGATTACAAGTTTTCCGCCTGAAGCAGTTATTTGTTTGATAGCAGAATAAGAGTTTGCTTTTAAACTTATTAACTCTGTCCACTGAAGCGATCCTCCAGTAGAAACTAACTGAAACACAGTTTTAAAAGATGGGGATGAGGATTGATAATTTATTGCAAGATCTAGGGCTTGTACATCTTGAACTATTGTCTGTGCTACTGCTGCCTCTGTAGGATTTCCAAGAACTCCAATAATAATACTTCCACGATCTCCTTGTGGTCCTATATCAAGATCAAGGCTTATACCTTCTGGTCCACCAAAAACCGTTAGGTCTTCATTAGACAATAATATCTCTGCCATTAAGCACCTGGTCTTGTTATAGACGTAGCGCCTGTAACTTGATCTGTAATTGTTATTTTACCAGTTAGTAAGGTCTGAATTATTTCATATTGCCCACTGCCTGAAGCGCCTGCTGGCTTTCTAACTTCAACATCATAAACATATTCTGTTCCTGCAACTAGTTGAATTCCATCTCCTGGTCTGATTGCACACTGTACAAATGTATTATCATCTGATACTCTAGCAAATCCCCTTACTACAACAGTTGCTGCTGTTCCACGAAAATTAGCAATAGTAAATTGTGCACTATCGTATGGTGCTGTGTTATCTGTCACATCATCTGGGGTACTAGCAAAATTTGTTGGAACTTTATATGCGGTTAAATCAAAAGATGTTCCATCGTTCTTTTTCGGGTATATACGAAACTCAAAGGTATCACCCTTATAGTAATTAAAGTCATAGGTCGCTGGAAATGCCATGGTTTTATTATACCACGCTGACGTATACGGAATTGAATATTACGGTTGAGTCAAAGTCTGTTCTAATCTGTGGAACTGCTCCATTACCCCACATAGACTGGTCTTCTATAAATATCTGCTGGGTTACAGAAAGATTGTAGACGTTCTGATATTTAAAAGATCCTAGCAACTGAACAAACTCTTTATCTTTACTTGCAAAGTATGTTCTTAGCCAAACCTCAGTATTTGAAGTATATGTTGTTAGTTCAAAGTTATATGTTACAAATACCTGAGAACCTTGTTTGATACCGTGAAAGTTTAGGGCTCTTTGATGGCTATTCCAAAGGCTTGTACACCCTGCTGGAAGATAGGTTTCGTTTTGTTCTTTGTCTTTTGTGTCTAGCACTAAGGTTACCCATCCATCATTTCCTTGAGATATTCCAAGTTTTATTGGTTTTTCAATAGCGTTTGTGTATGATGCCCACCCTGCTTGCTGTCCTGAAGAAGACAAAGAACTTAGTCCATTTTGTCCTGATGGTCCTCTTTCTCCCTTTTGTCCCTTTTGCCCCTCTGGTCCTACTGGACCTGGCAAACCATCTTTTCCGTCTCTACCTGCTGGCCCTTGAGGACCTTGTGGTCCAGGAACTGGAAGAAAGGAAAGTGTATTTTCTTGATACGGAGAGGCTTGTGTTTGTTCTACCTGAGCAGCATAACTAGTTTTTTTTGCACCTGGAAAGTCCATAGATTTAGAAGCAGCCATAAAGATATTATCTCATGATTATTTGTTTACTTTAAATGTTTTATTCTTAATTCTAATTACTGGTGGCAACTCAGGTCTGCTAACTGTAACTTTTACTACTGACATTATAGGCTACCTGAAATATCGCCAATAACCGATATTGTTCCAATTAGTGGTGTCCAAATAATATCTGAAGAATCTGTTAAGCCATTAATAGTTACCTGCAAATCAAATGTTAGTTCTGTTACAATTGTCTTATAGCCTGTTCCCCATTGAGATGTAATTGATGCTGGAGCCATAATGTCAACATAGCCATTTCCAGGAGTAACGGTCAATTGATCCAGGGTATCAGATTGTGGATCGTAGGTCGTAGCGGTATAGGTCCAATCAGAGGTATCAAAATATGTGGTTTCATCATCTTCTAAAAAATCAACACGAAGCGGAGAGGTGTCTCCTCTAACAATTTGCCATTTAATCCTGGCTGGATCCGCTCCAAAAACCTCTGGTCCACACATAGTCATAATGAGATTATACCATAAAAAAGACTAATACCTTGATTGGTGGGTATAGGACAAACCAAGGCATTAGCCAGTAATAAAATTATACCATAATAGACAAAATGGACAATAAAGTAAAGGTTTTATAATTGTTATACAATTGTTATAATAGACAATGTCCAATTTGTTACCATAAGTCTATTTTGACCAAGTTGGGGATAGTGTATACTTAAAAGATATAAGAAATAAGAACTATCTTTATAGTTTTAAAAACTATCTTTATATATAGTATATAGCAAATTATTTATCGTTATCAGCAATGTGCTTAATTAGAATTTGATACATCTCGTCAAGTTTCTTTTCTTGGCGATCTCTAGATTTAATAGAGTCAATTCTCTGTTCGTCAACAGCAGTTTCTAATCTTGAAATTTGGTCTTTCATCGATGATCCAGAATTCGGCTTAAGTTCGCTGAGATAATGTTTTACCATCCACTTGATTGCGAAGGCGATTGATGATATAATTGTAAGTATCGCTACGATTAAGGAAGCCCAGTCTTGCACAGTCATAACATTATTATAAGGGACGTTTATACAAAATGAAAACAGATATACTTAATACACTGGAGCATTCTAAGAATTTAATTATATCCCCTGACATGGATGGTTTTATGTCCGCAAAATTATTAGAGCGTTTTAACGGTTCGAAAATAGTGGGCTCATATGACAAAAATATTTTATGTCTCGCCGATGGCATCAATGCCGAAGATTGTTTGTTCGTCGATTGCGATATGAATCGAGAAGAGTTTGTATCTCTCGGAAATCATATGCGTTTAATTCGAGACGGTATGTCAAGCAAGTCGTTCAATCCGAATGCACACTTCGGCGTCACGACATATAGCGACAAGTTTCCCTTCGCAACCGCTTTTTTGATTTCGTTCGCAATAGAGGCTAATCTCTCCGAACAAGACCTTATACGCATGGCCTTTGCTGATTCAACTCTCAAGAACATGGAGAAATACAGCGATAACATGCGAAACTGGTCAACACGGATGGATCATCCTGCAACAAGGTATATAATAGACAATTCGGACATTGCAAGAAAGAATGATGCACAAGCAAGGTTTGACTATGTTGATCAATCATTTACATCAAAGCGTTATGGTAAGGCACGTTACATAGATACCCTTAATAACGCCTTAGAAGGGCAGGAGATGGCTTTTGAGCCACTAGTCCAGGGTATGAAGTATGTGTCCGACAAAGTAGGCTTATCTACCCTATTAAGATACAATAAAGACATAATCTCATATGCAGAGATATTTACAGGAGAGTATAGTGTTACATACGACGAAGAAACTAGTTGGAATTGATTAAAGCACCTTTAATTGCTTCTCGTCTTATTCCAGCAAAAGCAAAAACAATTTTTATTTCAATTGCAAGTTATAGAGATCCTGATCTTGAAAACACAGTTAGAAGTTCATACTATAATGCAAAGCACAAAGATAGATTATTTTTCTCAATTGTTTCTCAAGCAGATGGGTTTGAACATCCTAATTTATCTTTTATTCCAAAGTCTCAAATAAGATATATCAAGTACCATTTCACCGAAAGTAAAGGTGCTTGCTGGGCAAGAGATATTGCATCTAGGGATATCGATAGTGATTACTTTTTACAGATAGATTCTCATTCTAGGTTTGTTGATAATTGGGATAAGATTATAACGGAAAGTTATGTTTCTTTTAAAGATTATTGGAAGTCAGATATTGCATTTACTATGCACCCAAATGGATTTCAAAGAGATCACGAAACTGGAAAAGAAGAGTTCTACGATTTTGGATCAAAGCCAATGAGAGGGGCTATGGGTTGGAAAGAAAATGAAACTATGCCTCAGCCACTCTGGTATGAGTGTGATTACTTTGAGTACGGGTATGAGTCATATTTTTTATGTGCCAACTCTCTATTCTGTGATTCCAAGATTATAAAAGAAATCCCATACGACAAGGAACTGTATTTTATCGGCGAAGAACCAACCATGGCCTTGAGGTTTTACACCAGGGGAGTTAAACTTATTAACCCGTCTTTCCATTATATGTGGCATGCCTATAATCAAAACTACAATAGGGATAAGAGAGTTCTTCATTGGGAGGATAACTCAAAATGGACTGATCTTAATAAAGACTCTTACTTTAGGGCTGCAAAAATATTGTCTGGAGATATGTCTTTAGGAATTTATGGAATAGGGTCGTATGAGTTATATGAAAAATTTCAAAAAGAATCTAATATTATTTTAAGCGATAAGCACGACTACATAGTTAGCCCCTGGCTCTAATTTGACTTTGTTTCAGTCCGTGCTATAATATAATAAAGCAATCTAGGAAAGAAAAGGAATGGGCATGACAAGACAAGAAGTTATCGAAATAATGATTGATACAGTAAATGCTTACAATGTCAATTTAATGAAGCAAGCCAAGATGAGCGATGAAGATATTACAAAAAACATTGATGGCCAGTATCCAGCACTTCAGCATATGTTTGGTTTGATTTATGATGATCTTGAAACTCAACAAGTTTTTAAATAAACTTTATTTGCCACAAGTACAGCCAGAGCAACAAGTTTCTGAAAAAATTTTTACAGCGAGATTAGGCTCTTCGTCCTGTAATGCCAAACCTTCAATCGAGTAAATTCCAACATTGTTCAAATATTTTTCTCTCTCTACACGGTCTAACTCAGACTCTGGTCTACCTAGATCTTCCCAGAACTTCTCTCTGCCCATAGCGTCTTTTTCTACTATAGGTTTCGACTCAAACTCAAATTTGTCATCCCAGGCGTTTTCAAAATTGTCTAATATTCCCATAATTTATATTATACACTAGTCTGGAATCATTGAGCGATATGTGTATCGGCTGTTTGGGATTGGTGTATAAACCTTCTTTTCTTCTGGCTCATCTATTATTTCATATTGAGGCTTTAATGTTAAATTGCCATAGTCGAACTCATCAAGATACTCAGTGTCTAAAAGAGTTAATATTCCCATACCGTCCATTATAGCAGAATCTGAAAAATTATTTTTTTGTGACGTACATTCTGACTGGCTCGCTAGTTCTAAAAGCAATACCACCAATATGATGAATATTTGGATTTAATATTTCTATATTAAAATTTTCAGCAACCTTAGATATGACTAATCGCATCTGCATTAAGGCATATTCTTTTCCTACACACTGTCTTTTGCCAAACATAAATGGGAAATACTCTCCCTTTGACAGTTTAGGATTATCAAACCATCTTTCTGGTTTAAATGACTCTGGATCTGAAAAAACATTTTCGTCTCTGTGAGTTACATAAGAACTCATTGAAATCTCAGTGCCAAAAGGAATAAGTGTTCCGTCTATTACAACGTCTTCTACTGATACTCTCTGACTAAGCCATATAGGAGGAGTGACTCTTAGGACTTCTTTAATAAAAGCCTCTAGGTTTTCTTTTTCAGACACCTTGTCCTGCCACTCTTTGTTCATTGCCAAATAGTACATTGCCCACTCCAGTGTGTGTGCAGATGTTTCATAACCACCCATAAATATGGAAAGCGTTTCTGAATACATATCTTCAAAATTTATTTTGCCATTGTTATATGAAGCAATAAGCATATCTATCATGTCATTTTTGTTTTCACCAGATGCCAGTCTTTCATCTACTAGCCTTTGACAGATTCCGTAGGCTTGCTCTCTCTTTTCTCCAGATCCAGTATAGTTTTGATCAAATGCAACACTGTCCGATATCTCTTCTATACCGTTTTTTATTTTTTCAAAATCATGATCTGCGTTTTCTGAAAAGAAAATTTCCATAATGCTTTTAAATACAATAAACTTCATTTCATTTCTAACATCGATCTCACCAGACCAGCCAGACAAAACCTTGTCTACAATTTTATCAGCCTGATCTTCGTATTTCTTTATGTTGTCATTGTCAAATGCTGGAGATATCTCTTTCTTGTTGTTCATGTGCTTAGGCTCTTCTGCAGTAAACAGACCTGCTCCCATAGCGTAGGCTAACCTTGTGAATCCCCCGCTTTTTTTAAAACTGTTATATTTATTTAGCACAACATCTTCAACTGCTTTGCTAGTAAATGCAAAAAATGTATTTTGTGGGTCTGGGTTAGGGAAATGGCCTGATTGTATTCTTTTCTTTAAAAGTTTATGGTAATAGGGCCAGTCAAACTTTCCTTTATATATCATAAAATCATTATACACCAAAACCCTAATAGCCTAAAATCTGAATATTTTGTCCAGATGTATGATACATGATATACAGAAAATAAACACAAAAAAATAGTGCGCCCATTGATAGACACACTATTGATCTTGCAGATACTAAATCTTAGGTGCGGTGCCCTGTATCCACCCATTGTGTATACCCACTAGTGGGGCATCAATGCAAACCGCTTGGCCAATGTGTAGTGTGGCCTTATATAATTCGATGAACTCTAGTAGGTGTTCCCTATTCTTGAAGTTCATTTGCTTAGTAGCACCCGATGTGCTTGTTAGTGTTGCTATCATTTATTTACCTACCTTGTTAGCAAATACCCATTTGCTCTCGTTAGGGGATAGGTATTTGTGTGAGATAAGGTTCTCACTTGCTACCATATAGACATATGCCATACGGCTAATGTAATTGCCATTTGATAGGCGAAAGATATTGTTATTCTTAGTATTGCTACTAGACATAGGGTGAGTAGGCTCGGCTACTACTGATATTGTATTTAGTGTATTCATTTGATGAACACCTTTCTTTTATTCGATAACCTTGTGTTATCTTTTTCCTTGACCTAGGTTATTTGCTCTTATCGAGGCTCACTAGGATTTTTCTTACTATTCAATTTTTCTTATACTAGAAGTATAGCATAGAAATGTCAAAAAGTCAAGTCCAAACACGGCGTGTCGGATGTGATTTAGCCCACATGACATATCGGATAAATCGGACATTGGCACGTGTCAAATCGACACACCGATACTACTAGGATCGTTACCTAATTGTTATAATTCCCCCGAAAAATGTGACCTACCTCATATGTGACCTACCTCACAATGTCCGATTTGCGACATTTATACCCCTCAAAATGTCAGACCCCCCTGCTATACTTACAGTATAAAGAAAAACAAGAGGTAAAGAAATCCTCTAAAGAAAGGTGGTCTAAAATGACTACACTAACAATAATCAAGTGCCTAGAGCACACCCCTCATAAATCCGCTATCTCTGAGGTAGCAGATACTCAATACACTTTCTGCGAAAGTTGCGAGAATAACATTGAGCGTTGGTATAACGATACCGACCCAGAGCGTCTACCTATGTGGACAGAATGGAAGGTGTCTAAATGAGTATTTGGACTAAATTCGCTACTGTAAGCGACTACCCTAAAGGGCTAATGAATTTATGCCCTTGCGGTCAAGTGGTATTAGCACCCGCTATGTATCACGAAGGTTTCCCTTGGTGGGAAAACCCTAACAAATGTAAAGAACTATTCGAAGGAGTAAATAAATGAGTATTTCCCTTGCTAATAAAATCGCTGTAGGAAAATTCTTTCAGCCCCCCTCAAAATACATAAACCACAAAGTCGTGGAAATTGTATCTCTAAATGAGGATAGCGGTATCGCTACTGTAATCCTAGAAAAATACACAATAAGCGGAAATGCTAATGTGTATAAAAATAATAATGTATTCACAATTGAATTACCTTATTCCGAATTTCAAAATCTAAATGGTTGGAGTGAATAAATGAGCACTATGCTACGCCTTGATTCAGTATGTGGAAAGACACATACATTCGTTGATGTCTATGACATAAATCTAAATCCTCACGGCTCTATCTGTTGCGATAACTGTGAGTCAATTCTAATGTGCCGTAAGGCTTGGGACTTTCTATACAAAGGAGTCAAATAAATGAAAACACTTCAAGAAAAGTTAGACGAAAGCGCAAAAGCGTTAGAGCCAATACTTTGGGAATTACTAAATGAAATTGAGGAAAATAAATGAGTAACTTTTTTATAAGTGGTAATGCTTTATTTTGGTTTTCTTTTATTTGTTTATTTAGTGGATTTTATTTATTTGTAAAAGAATAAAAAAGGATCGCAGAAATAAAAACTCTGCGATTTTTCACGTGCCGTTTATCCACAGGGTGTGTATAACTAATGTGATAAGAAACACACAATTATTCCCCTGATTTACGGCGTGTCGATTTGACTTTTGAGGTTTTTCCTGCTATACTTCTCGTATAAAGAAAATTGAGAAAGGTTCTCAAATTGAAAGGAGTCCAAATGGACTATAACGAATACTATGATGAAATTTATCTAGAAATCTATGAGGAGTTTGGCGCTCAAAGCGTATCAGACCCAGCCTACGCTGAATCTCTAAAAAAGTGATGTAAATCACACAACGCCTACGGCGTGTCGCCTTGACTTTTCAGGGTATGTGTGATAGTCTTACTACATAAGAAAAACTAAATAAAGGACAAATTGGCTAATGAGCCTAAGCAAATAAGTGTGATACAAATCACAATGAGCCTTAGCAAATAAGTAGCCAAAATGTCAGTGCCCAATGGTAAGATAGTCTTATCAACAAAACGAAAGGAAGTCTAAAAATGACTTACACTGTAATACTAGAAACCTTTTCAGGTTCTACAAAAAAAATCGCTATGCCCTCAAAAGGTGCGGTTGCTCAATTCATCTCAACTTATCCAACTCAATTACCTGTTGGTGTATCTGTAAAAATGTCGTGTGACGCTTTAGGCGTTAGCGGTGTTCTAAGAGGAAAGGCGTTGGTGAAATAATGATAAACTCCGTAATGTCTTTTGCTTGTGAGGAGTGTAATGGTTATGGTTATCTATTTTTCGGAGATAACGAAAACTATGACACTGAGCCTTGCGACTGCGCTCTAACTCCAAATTTTACCAACTACAAAATAAACTAAAGAATAGGAAATAAAATAAATGACAATTCAAATTGAACACTCTCTAAAGTTCGTAACCGAGTTTGATGAAACTCACCCAATTGCTAAGCAAGCCTTATCGATACCTCACTCAGATTTGGTAGCAATGCTTGAAGCAATGCTAAAAGATTTGCTAGTGCCTGCTATCGGTCCTGCCCTTGATGAAATCAATGCTCGTGGTTCATACGCAATTCTAAAGGTGGCCTAATAATGATGACTCGTAAAGACTATGTAAAGGTTGCCGAAATTCTTTCATCTTTCAAAGATTTGATAGGTGATGAATTTACTTTCCACGATTTGGTTGATGAGTTTGCTGCAATGTTTGAAGCAGATAACGAACGATTTGACGCACAACGATTTTTTGACGCTTGCACTAAGGAGTTAGTATAATGATTTTAGATAACGGAACACTAATCGCAATTGTAATTGCACTTGCTGGATCGCTTTCAATGATGTTAGTATTTTGGAAACAAAATATGGAACAACAAAAAGAAATTCGCAGACTACAAATTGTTTTGCGAACTGAACGACTTAAAAAATAAAATAAATTCCTGAGCAAGAATAAAAACTGCTCAAATTTTGGACGTGGGACTTATCCACAGGGTTACCGATGTTATCCACAGGGTGATTTATGATGCTGCTTACGACACGCCCGAAATTTTGTGAGATTTATCACACGACTTGAGCGTCTCACTATTTGGATTTACTGGCTAGTAAGTTGATAATTTATGTCTAATAGGCTAGACTTACATAGTAAGAAAAAATAAATAAAGAAAGTCTATCCGATACGGCGAGCCTAACTAAAAATGTCAGTGGGCTATGCTAGGATAGAATTATCAACAAAAAGAAAGAGGTCTGCCAATGGCTACCAAACTATACACAATAGAAAGCCTACTTGTAGGGAAAAACTATCGCTCACGCTCTCGCCACTTTGAGGGCGAAATTGTATCGGCTCAAAAGCGAGAAGGAATTTGGTATGGAGAAAATACCGAAGCCTATCTAATTGAGGTCAATGCTAAAGGCTTGCGAAATAAATTTGCGACTATCGCAGTAAAGGTTGGTGAGTAATTATGGCTAGTGTTATTGACCAAAACGAATTCTATTGGATTTGGGATTTATCTTTCGTGTGTTGTGATGAAGTCCAATTCCGTTATCAGTGTAAAACCCATAGCGAACTTATGGGTTGCTATTTTTGCGAATTTGATTACTCAAAAGATTGTGAGTGTGAAAACTAATGGGATACATAGAAATATTTAGAATTGACAATGAAGGCGCAGGTTGGATAGACTTGTCGCAAGCAAACTCAGATGAGTTATTTGATTTGGAAGTCGGCTTACTAAACGAAGGCGCACTATTTACAACGAAAGAGGCAGAATAATGGACTATGAATATCTAGTAACTTGTCAGTATGACTTTGAGGAAAGCCCTCACTGGCAACAACGCTATGAAAATGAATTTGGCGCTTGGGAAAGTTTCTTCCGATTTACTGATTGGGGAATGGCTAACGAATACTCAACAGTGAATATTTACACACCAACAGGAAAGTGTTACACTAAAGTATTCTATCGAGATGGAAGGGTTCAGGTAAGAGCATAATGACAATTACTATTGGAGGGCTAGGGGATCAGATTTCATTCCCTTGTCCAGTATGCTCAGAAAAAATGACTCATATGTGTATTGCTACTCTTGGCGGTATGTATAGAAAAGGCACTATTCGCTATGAATACCAGTGCCGTGATTGTGAATTGTCAGTCAAGTCTGATAGTATGGGAAACTCTAAACTACTAAAAGAAATGGAAAACGCATAAATGGGAAGCATAACAGCATTAGGAATACAGGATACAGTATTGGATTTGGAAACTCAGATTCTTTATCACCTCAAGGGTAATCACTACCCACCCGTCCCCGCAGAAATGGTAAAACCTTGTATAGATGCTATTGACGCATACTATGATGAGGACTATGACCGAATGATTGATATGCCTATGGTCGGCGACTTTCAGATTCTTTATCGTGGAGATACGCAAGCACCTGCGAGAGCGATTGTAGACCAACACCACTTACAATTTTGGCTACCCGATTGGGAGGACTAATGACTACTGATAATTGGACGGTATGGGTAGGCGGTGGGGAATATACTTCCCGCTACCTATCAATGAATCAGGCAAGCGATATTGTTGAATACCTCAAGTGGGATTTAGGATATGATGATGTATTTATGGAGTTGGTAAATGTCTGATACAATGAAAACTATGGAATTGATCCACGCAGATAACCTAACACCAGACCAATTAATGCTTGGTGATTTAATTAAAGTTGGTGATGACATCGTTGAAGTTAATTTTATTGAATGTGATTCAACAGGAGATAACTATGACATACAAACCGAAAATGAATTTGGCGAATCAGAAGTTACACAGTATAGTTACACTGATTTAATTCCGTTGTATGTTTTTATTCAAGAAGAATAAAAAAGTATTTTTGTGTGCTTCCCCGCACAAAAATGCACGTGGTCCACGTCCCGCCCTGTGAGATTTATCACATTTTAAGATTTGACATTTTTTGCCCCTGTATGCTAAGATTAAGTATGAAAAAAAACTCAGAGGAATTACGCAGGCTTATGGAATTACGCCGTAGCAACGCTGCCTCTGCCGTGCCCTCTAAAAAAGTCTACTCTCGCAAGGGTAGAAAATGTCAGTCTCAAATGCTACAATTAGATAAACAACAAAAAGGAGAATAGCCCCTATGGGAAATATCGCAGATGAATTCTATGATGAATACTACGCAACAACCTGTCCCTCTTGCCGTGAAAATGCGGTTGATGAATTTGAAGAAAAGTGCACTCACTGCTTGCTAGAAGAAATGTCCGCAACCTATAATGAAGACATTGCTCTAGAAATGAGTTTAGGCCTTGACTACTAATGCACTCAAACTCAAACGGTCTAATGATCGAAAGGTTGCTAACCTTGTCACAAAAAATGGAAAGCAAGCCGCAATTGCAAACACTTTCGGGCTCCCTGCTGGAAAGGCTTACTCGTGCCCTGGTGCCACTAGTGTATGTGAGAGCGTATGCTACGCAGGAAAACTCGAAAAGATCTTCCCCTCAGTAAAAACTAATCTGCTACACAATTGGTCCCTGCTAAAAGACGCAGACTATCTAACTATGCTAAATCTTATTTCTGAGATGATTGCAGACTTCAAGACTGATTGTATAAAGAAAGACGCACCGATGTTATTCCGCATTCACTGGGACGGTGACTTTTTTAATGATACTTATACCACTGCCTGGTCCGATGTAATCAAACTTAATCCTGATATTCAATTCTGGGTTTACACTCGTGTAAAGTCTGCAGCCCTCATCCTAAAAGATATTGATAACCTATCTCTTTACTTTAGCACTGATAGTGAGAATGTAAAAGTTGGTGTTGATCTAAAAGTGAATGAAGGAATTCGCCTTGCTTATCTTGCTAAAAACTTTGCTATCGGCCAAGCAGATATGAAAGAAATGATTGGTAAACCTGGTGCAAAATGTCCTGAAAATCTAAAAGCAATTCCACTTATTTCAACTACTGGTAGCGCTTGCGTTTCTTGCGGATTGTGTGTATACTCTAAGAGTGACATAGTTTTTTCTGCGACTAAGAAATGAGATAAATGAATACCCTGCAAATAATTTTTTTATTTTGGATAATAATACTTTTATTTTTCCACCAGTAAAAATTGCAGGGGATCCACGTCCGCAAAATCTAATTTGTCAAGTTGCGACACGCCTTTAAGATGTGATTAAGGACACACCCCAAAACCCCCCTAGAATTGGCATTTCTGACATTTTTCTGCTAGAATTATACTATAAGCAATTCCCCCCACAGAGAAAGGCAAGACCCAAATGACACTTCACGGATACACTTACCAAATTGGTGATTTATTCACAACAAGCAAGACAGGCGTTACAGGTCGTATCGCAGGTTTTGAGTCAATGTCTAATAAGGTTACTAGAGTTTCCTTAGTCTTAGCAAATGGCTCACGCCGTTTGGCTATGGTCAAGACAAGCAAATAATCTCACAATGTGAGAAATGTTGGAAATGGATTTGACATTTCTTTCCCCAAAATGTTATACTTAGGTATAACCAAATAACAACCCCTAAACAGAAAAGAGAAACAAAATGGCAGTAGCAACAGCAACATACAAAGTCGGCGACACTTTCACAACACAGAAGTCAAAGGTCAGCGGAGTAATTCAGGAAATTACACCACAGGCAAATGGTAATGTTCGTGTAAAGTTAGATGTAAATGGCGCAACCCGTTATACAACTTGGACGGCAAAGTAAGTTTAGCAATAACGCTAAAAACTATCCTGAGCAAGATACAAAAAGGCTCACTCACCCCCAACTAATAACCCCACAAAAGAAAAGAGAAAAATAAATGGCTAGAGGCAAAGCAATCTCAGTAAAAATCCCTACTCAACGAGTAATCGCAGGACTAGAAGCATCACTAGCAAAACTAGAGATGGACTACGCAACACAAGGAGAAAACGAACGCAAGCACACAGTTGCTTATGAGGCTTGGAAAAAGCAAATTGGTGAGTGGGCTATTGCCAACTTCTCAAAGGCTGAAAACCTACGCACTAACTATCGTTCTTGGAACAACAACCTCAATGTTGATTTTGACATTGTAGTAAAAGAGGGAGAGTTCCCATCAGAACCTGAAAAGGATTTTGAGGTTATTCACACTCATACCTATAAGGAAATGAAAGAGGAAATCACAAACGCAATTCGTATCCTAAAGATGACAGATGAGGAAGTTGTAAATACTTCCACATACAACGCAGTTGCTCGTTATCTCTAACTAGATAATTGGGTGGGGTGTAAAAGCCCCACTCATTATCCCCTGAGTTCCACGCTATTTATAGCAAGCGTCCCCTGGGGATCTGATAGGGGTGGGTTCCAGACTAACGGCCGTGCCTACCCCTATCACCCAATTTGTCAGACCCCTATAGTATAATTAAAAGAAACAAACAGAAAGAAGGAAGCCCCCAATGGGACTAGATATGTATCTTAGTGCTAAAAAGCATTTAGAAAAAATTAACTGGCAAGCACTACAGTCAAATGATGAACTATCTTATGACTCACCCGAAGCCGTATACCCTAAGTTCAATGACTTAATGGAAATAACTCAACTAACAGATGTCGCTACAGATATCTATGGAGCAAGCGTAGAGGTTACTTGTGCTTATTGGCGCAAGGCTAATCAGATACACGCTTGGTTCGTAAAGAATATTCAGAACGGTATTGATGACTGTGATAGTTACTATGTTTCACAAGATAAACTAATAGAGTTGCTTGCCTTATGTAAACACGCATTAGAAACAAAAGACCCTAGCCTGCTCCCACCACAAGAAGGATTTTTCTTTGGGGGCACAGATATTGATGAGTGGTATTGGAACGACCTTACTAATACTATTAATCAATTAGAGCGTATATTTGCGCTACCAGAAATTGATCGACTTTCATTTTCTTATTGCTCATCTTGGTAGTTGACAATTGTCAGTGGCCAGTAGTATAATTAATATAAACCAACAAACAGAAAGAGGCCCCTTATGGACCAGCAAGATATATCAACACTAGCAAGCACAGTCAATGCAACAGAAGAGTTTCTTCGTGATTCACTAGCCAAAGCAACATTGCGTGTAACTCAATTAGAGGAGCACATTCAGAAAGTAACTCAGCGCTCATATGCAGATTCTGCAGATAAGAATCGTATGGTTGAAGCAATGCAAGAGTGGACCCT